CAGCTTTTTGGTATTGATGTACACGCCAACACTTTATACGGTAAAGTTTACAAGAATACCTTGTCGGCAGGTCAGTATGGCACAGAAGCATTCCACATAGGAAATCATGCTGATGAAATTGAGATTACAGATAATGACCTGATCGGAGGTGCTGTTGTCATTCCATTATTCATCAAGACATTCGACGGAAGCGGGAGCAAGCACATAAAAATAAACAGAAACAGGGCAAAGGGAACATGTAAATCATTTGCAGATGTTGCCATGTCGGAAGATGTTTACATTTCTGAAAATGTATTCTCCGGGAACGGCTCAGCGGATAGCTACTTCCTAAGAGTAGCAACCACGTTAGGACTTAATGTTGACTACAACAGATCCAGCAACACAACAAACTTCATTAAGTCGGGTGACGCTGGTACCACATCAAATGTGAAGGTTACTAATAATAACATCTATACTCTTTCAGATGGTATAGACATGCTAACATCTGGATCAATGAGTGGGATTGTTTTTTCAGCAAATACCATTTTATGCCCATCTGCTAACAAAGGAATTTCACTTGAAGTAACAGGTTCAGGTTCTATTTCTGATATTAGATTGCCAGATAATGTAATTTACAACGCGACAACAAAAATATATGTAACACCGTCAGCAACAGGGTGGGGTATGTTAACTAAAAATAGCCGAGCAGATCTATCAGGGGTTCAAAATGGCACTCAGCTATTCGAACTATCAAGAAATAGAGTTACACAGTTTCTTAACAATGCTTGGTATGATGGTTAGGCAACCTGCTATAAAAACTGCGATACCACAAATTTAATGGTATCGCAGTTTTTCATCTTATTTTTGATATGATCTTTCTGGCGAGTTTTTGTGATGGAGTCTCAATTGTTTCATACATTATTCTTGCAGCAAAAACAGTAATCAAAATAATTACAGAGAACTTAGTAAACCCATTCTGCCAAAAAACAACAAAATATTTTTGGCTTAATAATTCGATAATTATTGGGTGTATTAGATATATTGAGAAGGAAATCGCTCCAATTTTTACAAGATTTGGAAATTCAAAAGAAACCCCAGATTTCTCCAGTAGTGATAAAGAGGTTACAAGGCCAAAACAAGGCATCGCCCACTGCATTTCACCCATCCACATTGAAGGTGATAGCATCCCCCAAACTGATATTACGGCAACTATCGGAGCTAACATTTTAATTGCTTTATTTAAAAGTTTGTTGTTGGTTTTTGTATTGCTATAAATAAACTCAGCAAGCATCCCTAATATAAAGTTTATTATTATTGGGTTTGTTATGAAAATAATACTTGCAAATACTCCACCGCCATCAAATGCTCTTGTGTGTGGATTTATCCCAATCGATCCAAATAAATAATAATTGCCAAATATAATTAGTGATGACAGGATTAATGAACATATTACTGCTCTATATTTTTGGCTTAATGACATTGATACAAGAAAGCAAAAATAAAAGAACAACTCATAACTAAGTGTCCATGCAACTAAGAGTATACTATACCCGTAATATGGACCTGCGGCGTGCGAGTTTAATGGTATAAGTATTAATGATTTTACTACATCCATTAATCTATAATTTTCATTCAATAAAAAAAGCAGTATTGCAAAAGAAAATATGTATGGAGGATATATTCTAAGTAATCTTTTAATGCTAAATTCTAAAGGCGACTCTTTCCTTCTTGTTGATAGTGATATAATGAATCCGCTTATCACAAAAAAAAGGTATACACCTACTTCGCCATTTGAAAACATTAAGTCTCCAAGATTTTTTTGCTCATAAACAGATAAATTGTATCTTATGTGAAATGCAACAACAATTAATGCTGCAATACCGCGCATTATTTGTATTGAATTTAGCCTAGTGGCTACCATCGCTTTCTCCTTATAAAAATATAAAGTATATATTTGAATGTATTCTAGTTTTATTTCAATCCAGCATCAAGCCAGTCTGCCCACCACTGCATCATTTCCCGGCGTGTATCGAGATAGGCTGCGTGGTTGTACACAGAACGGGTACCACCACTCACGTGCGCCAGTTGCATTTCTATGGCGTCACTATTCCAGTGTTTCTCGTTTAGTACAGTACTAAACTGGTGTCTGAAACCGTGACCGCTTGTCTGTCCTTCGTAGCCAATGCTACGAATCACGCCAAGTACAGCATTCTCGCTGATTGGCTTCTTCCTGTCGTTCCTGCCGGGGAAGCAAAGCGAATACTGACCAGTTATGTGCTGCAATACTTTAAACAGCTCAACGACCTGATCTGACATGGGGACGATATGAAGCTTCCTGCCTTTCATTACCGACGGGTCGATGCTGATAATCCTGTTCTCGTAATCTATTCCTGACCATACCAGCGATCTCATCTCGACGGTTCTCATAGCTGTATAGTGCAATACCTGCGCGGCAATCTTCATTACTATCCAGCCACCGTAAGCATTAAGAGCCCGCTGGAATTCATGTATACGATGCATGGGAAGGAAAGGGTAGTTATTCTTACGATATCCTTTCATAGCCCCTGCAAGGTCTGGCGATGGATTGTATTTAGCCCTGCCGGTTACTATCGCATAACTGAATACCTCACCACATCTACGCCTGGCTTTATCAGCGCGTTCCATTGCGCCCCTGTCCTCGAACAGACGGATGACCTTCAGCAGAGTCATTGGCTCTACTTCTTCCATGCGTAAATGACCGATGATCGGAAGTATGTCATCCGTGAACATGCTCATCATCTCGTCAGCATATCCTTTCGACCACACCTTTGATTTGTGAGCATGCCATTCGAGGAAAATGTCACCGAACGAGTCAGCTACAGCCTCTTTCTCTTTCTTCTTTATAGCTTGCTTTTGTTCTGCCGGATCAACACCGGTCAGCAACTTCAT